TAATGTTTTCATGGTTGATCCATAGTATACATTACCATTTGTATTATCTATAATCTTATAAATTTTTCCATCTTTATATTTATTTGGTTGGTTATTTTCTTCCATATATTATAATCAAATATATTATTTAAGTATTTTAAACTCATTTTATTTTCATAAAAAAATAATCTGTACATTCAATTTCATTAAATTTAATTAATGATATATAACATGATAAGAACATTAAAAAATCACTTGCTTTTACTTTATAACAATCATCAACCATTTTTGATATTTTATTGCAAAATGATTTAAAAAACTTTATTTGAGATTTTATATTTACTCCTCTTTGTAATCCATCCATAATTAATTCTTTACTCATAATATCGTACATTTCATCTAGATTATCTTTGTCTACTGGATATTTTCCTACTCTTATATTATTGTAATATACATAAAATTTATATTTATATTTCATCTTATTATATATATTATTTTCTATACTTTAAATAGAAAAGATAGTCATTATAGTCATTATAGTCATCAAGTTTCAGGTTGAATAAAATAAAAATTATATTAAAAAATATTTCTGCTCCCGAAATAAGATTACTATAATGACTATAATGACTATAATGACTATAATATCACCATAAATAATTGTAAGACCAATAATTAGATGTATCTTTTAATTTATATGTTAGTTGTCCTTGTTTATTCTTGATTCCAGATGCTCTTGCTCTATATGATTTTCTTTGTTCTTTTGTTGCAGTTTTACTACGCCAATCTACCATCCCCTTATAACCAAATCCTATTTTTTTAAAACCTTTTTTATTATCTGCTTTAACATATACAAAATATTTATATCTTGATTTTGTTGTATTTTTCCATGGTTTATATAATATAGGTTTTCCATCTTGATCCAAAGGCATTTATATATATATATTATTATATATAAACATAAAAAAAAGTAAATTTAAAAATTGTAAATTACAATTATACATTATAGACTTCAATAAATCCATCCTGTAGACGAGCAATACGAAGATATTCACAGAAACTTCTCATTACATTTACATTTGCTTTTAAATCATTTGCTTTAATATGTACTTCTATTCCCCTGCTTCCTACACGACCTCCAGTAAGACGAGTGGACTGGAAGAAGAAATTACCCTCAAGTCCGTCCCCTTGAACCCTTCCTTCATAAGTTCCACCAGTAATAATATTACCAGCATTAGAATATTCTTGTTCTGTAATAAATGGAACTCCTTCTGCATCAGTTAGTAAACTAAATAATCGTGCTGTATTTTGGACATTTGTAGGAAATTCAAATCTATCATTATACCGAAGATTAAATTCAATATCACCAAGTACACCAGTTCCACTTTTAGCAAGTCCAAAAGATACACCAGTTCCAGCAAGACTAGTTTCACCCTGACCTGACTGATTAAAACATGTAAGAACACGAGATACGAGGCGGTTCGCCATACCAACATTCCTTACAATATTTCTCATTCCTGCTTGACTTACAGATGAAGAAGCAAGACGATAATCAGGGAAACTAAATGATAAATCTTTATTTGCTTCTGCATAATCACTCATTTCACTACCATCACCAAAATATAGATAATCAGCACAAAATTTTAATTCATTTCTATCAACTAAAAAGGGTTGACTATTTGCTTGACCATTAGCAATAAATCCACGATGATTAATAGATGGATGAAGAGTTAATTCAATACTAATTGCTTCTTTAAACATATATAAAGGAAGTTGATGCTGTTTCAGGAATGGAAATAAATCACTTAAGTCAATTTGATAAACTGGACTTTCTGCTATAAGTGAAGCACTTGTATTATTCATGACGGCGAAAGGTTGCATAAGTAGACCTGCTTCACCAGAGGAATATTCACGACCATTACATAGACCATAACTTCCAGCAAGATTATTATTAGTATTAGCACCTCCAGTAGCAGTATAAATAAACTGATGATCCATACATCTACCAGTTGTATATTGTTCTCGTTCCCTCTGGATTTCACCTGATAGTAGAGATGATTTTAGTTGATGGAGGAATGACCAATCTTGAATTTCATTTAGAGTTTGATTACCCACCTTTAAAACTGCTTTTTTAATTAATTGTCCAATTCCAGTACATACATTAACTCCACCACGAGAAACAGGAGGAATATATGAAACAAATAGTTTACTATTACTATGGAGAAACCCTTTATTTTGTAGTTCAAAACGAACAAATCCGTCAACTGTGCTAGATGATGGGTCGTTGAATACAACTGGTTCTAATAAATCGGTCTCAATCTTCATCATACCAGTAGTTCCAATTTGACCAAGTTTAATAAAATCTGGAATAGCACCTGAACCTTGTTTAACAGGTTTAGGATCATCTGGAGAACTCATAGGTTTTTCAGTATCACTCATTTTATATTTATATATAATATTTTATATATAACATAAATAAAAAAATAAAAATAAAAAGTAGAGAAAAGAAAATTTATATAAAAAAATAAAATTAATAATTATCTTCATCTGTATCAGTATCCAATTCATAAACATCAATATCATCTTCATCTGTATCTTCATCTGTTTCTATTTCAAACTTGTATGATTTCCAGTATTCACTTGCTACTCTATGATATATAGGTTTTGACTTATGATATTCAGGGTCATAATAAAGTCCATATTTATATGGAATCATATTTATTTTATCCATACATAATTTAAATTTATTTTTTATTTTCTGCTTTTCAGCATTCATAGTATTAGTGTTAATTTTAATGACCTGCATAATAAGGTCGTTAGGAAGTCCAGCAAAGATAGATGGACTCATAGTTTATTAGTTATACTATAGTATAACGAAGAAACTTTAAATAGTTAAGATTATTGTAAATTACAATATTTTTTTTCAGGAATTATTCACAATATAAAAAATCTCCATCCATCTTTACGGATATTACTTCTTCATGATAATCTTCTTCTTCTTCTTCACTTGATATACTTTCTTCTGTTTCATAATTAGGATCATCTATCATTTCATAATATTCTTCTGTTATTTGTTTTAATAAATCTTCAATTCGTTTAATCATTTCAGTATCACCTCTTTTTGCATAAAAACTTATAACTTCTTTCCATTCTTCTTCATCCATATTATTAATCATTTATAATTTATACAATATTTTATTTTAAATAAATAATCTTGTAAAATACAATATTTATATTTTATTTTTTCTACTGAATTAACTGCACGCCGTTAGGAGAGTATACTAATGATGCTTTTGCTTTTACAAAAATAAAAACAGATTGAGGATTATCAGTAGATAGATTACTTTCAAGGGATACTCCAAATTGTCTATCCTTGAAATCCTGTCCTCCGTTAAACTGACTATAACGAACACCAATACCAAATAAAGCACCGCCATCTGCAATTTCACGATATTTAGGAGTATCTGCAGAAGTAATATCCATAGTATAATTACGATTTAGATTAACTGGATTAATAGAACTTCTATCATTTGCTTTTTCAGGAATAATAGCACTTATAAATTGTTTTGCTAGTTGTGGGTCTGCTAAAAGTGTATCACTATTTACACTCAAAGATTTATTTGTTGTAATATCAAAATCCATAGGATATTTAACACCTCCACGGAGGAACTGGATCCTATCAAAATGTACTAAACTATTATCTAGATTAGATGGATATGTAGTTGCTAGACCATTCGCCGTTAGTGTATTAATATTACGAGATGGACAAAAGGTCATGAAAGCACTCTGGACTTTAGATAGACCAAGAGAATATTGTAATTGAGCATTAGTAGAATTAATAGATGTATACAGGGATGTAAGAGTATTAAATTCCATAGCACCGGAACTTTGAGAAGATAGTTTAGATAAATCTTCATTAGGAATATCATTAATTTCACAAGTTAATTTTAGATTTTCAAGAACATAATGAGCATCTGCTACATTTTGACCGCCACCAGTAGTAGAACCAATACGAGAATATAAACAATTAGCATCACTTTCTAGATGAATTTCAATCTGCAGTCCACCAAAACTATTTTCATGAAGATTAATCATATTTCCACTCATCATAAATCCAGAAGGAAGGTGAGCACTAAATTCTTTTTTCTGTGTTCCAGTAGCATTATTTACTACAACTGATTCAAAAAAAGCATCAGCATTAGGCATAGATAGAGTTGTAGAATTTAAATGAGTTGTTAAATCACCTAAAGAACTGGATACGCCAAGGTAGGATTGAAGCAGTTTATTATAGTGTCTTATGTGTTCACAAACCATTTTTGATTTATTATGACGAATAATTAATTGTTCCATTACACCATAAATTCCAAGACGATTATCCATAGTAATTTGATTAGTATCACCAGTAAGTACTGGAGTAGGGTCTGCAAGATTATCTTTGTATACTTTTAAATCACCACAAATACGAATAGAACGAGGGTCAAGAATTCCTGCTTGAGATTGAATTGTAAATTG